GAAGGAATCAATAGTTGCATCAGATATTCTACCTCAAATAGAAGGTTCTCAACAAGAAGAACAAAAAAGAATTAATGATCTAATAAATGAAAGCAATGAAATAATTTATAATCAAAAAAGCTCTCTTGAGGTAAAAATAAAAGAATTAGAAGCTAAAATTCTCAAAATGGATACAGAAGAGTTACCATCATTCAAAGCAGCCGTCACTTCTGCTTTGACTATGGATAGAGATAGACCTGTTAATATTAAACCAGGTTATACAGATGATATTGGTACATTCTTGACTAAAATAAATAGCCCTCCAACTTGGAGGGCTATGAGTAACTGACTATTGAATTGTTTTAGTCTTCCTTAGCCAGACGCTTGAAGTATTCAAGCGCATCTTCGTCCTCGTCAGGCTTGGGGGCCTTACGGGCAGGAGCAGCCTCAACTTCGTCCTCGTCCTCCGCTCTCTTTGCGGCAGGGGCAACGCTGCGAATGTCACCACCGAGAACATCATTGAGCTTCTTCTTGAGTTCGTCATACGACTTGAACTCAGTCGGAGCAACAAAGTCCTGAAGCTTGTAAAGAGTCTTCCAGAGCTTTTCTAGCTTCTCATCATCGCCCTTATAGAGTTCGCTAGCACCGTCAAACTCAGACTTGTCGTAGTTGGTGTAACCAGCAACCTTACGAATCTTTAGCTTGAAGTTAGCACCCTTCCAGAAGTCGAATGGGTTGATGGCTTCCTCGTCCTTGAACTGAGGCTGCATGGCCTCCTGAACCTTCTGGAAGATCTTGGTCCCGTACTTGAAGAGGAACACCTTACCTTCATTCTGAGGGTTCGATGGGTCGCTAATGACCAGAATGTTGCTGATGTAGGTCAGCTTACGCTTACGGGTACGAGCAAGATCCTTATCCTTCTCGACTCCGCTATTCCAGAGTTCGCTATTGGCTTCGCAGATCGGACACTTCTGGCCGATGGTGGTTGGGCAGTTATCGATCAGCCAGCCACCCTTGCCCTGAAAGCCGTGCGAGTAGACCTTGGCCCAAGGAACATCCTCGCCCTCACAGGCAGGCAGGAAACGAATGACAGCATAGCCATTGCCAGCCTTGTCAACTTCCGGTCGCCAGAACCGATCATCCTTGTAATCGGCAGTCTTGTTTAGGTCTTCGATCTTCTTGGTTAGATCTTCAATGCTTGACTTCGAACGCTTCTTAAAATCGCTAAATGACATATAGTCTCCTTATATTAACCCAAGGAACTCCCTTGGCCGATGGTGTAGTATACCAAAGATTGGTGTTTAGTCAAAAGGGAAGTTTGGCCTTTTTGGGCAAAAGATGCAGATCTCTTCCCTCTTCGACTAGTTTTTCGATTACTGGTTTGGTTAGCAGCTTTGCAGCCCCTTCTGGCTCAATCTGATAATCCTCACAGTGTTTTAAAATTGCGTCCATATAGGTGCAATTATTTTTAGAAACATATTCCACTATTAACTTCGAAAACTCATTCTTAAATGTAGGTTCTATTAGCATGTTGAATACCCTATATAGTAATGTAATTTGGAGAAAAAATGCCTGATAATACTGATCCCAACTTGAATGTAGGTATTGCTGGTGGTCTTACCGCAAGCATTGCAACCGATTTTGTAATTGATGTTTATGGTACTACTTCGCATGTTCAATTGACCAAATTAGTCTTTGGTGCTACTTCGGACGCTACCAGAGTCACCTCTACTACACCACTTCCAGTTTATTTTTCTACAACTGGTGTGACCTTGAACACCAACGCTAAGATTAGCGGGGGTGGTACTGCTGGGTCTGTACAGGTAGTAAATTATAGCACAACTTCACTAAAAGTAAATGGTTCTGGTCTAAATGATGCGGTTATTACCCAAGATCAAGCCGGAAACACACTTTTAACGAATATCTATACTGATACTCAAGCTTTCTCAACCAATTTAACAAGCGGAAACTATAAGATAAAATCTATAGGTGTTGGTCCAGACGGAGCTACTAGTGGCTCTTATGTCCGTCTTTTTGATCCTAATACCGATTTATCTGCTGGGGTTACTAATGGCGGTGGCAGCAATGCCCTAATGGTCCAGGTTCTAGGTGCTCCAATCACACTAACAGCAAATGTAAACCCTTCTGTTGGTATCTTTAACAGTGCTACCGGACCAATTTTCATTCAAGGATCAACTGGATCTCCAGTAAGCATAACAGGCGTAACCGTTGAGTCTTTACTAACTACAATCAATAATTCTGGAATTTCTGGCTCAACATTTACTTCCAGAATCCCAGCTATCGAAACACTATTGACTGCTGGTACAGCAAAGGTCACTATAGAGACTCAAACTCTCCCAAGCACCCTATTGTCTGGTGTGTTTGCAGCAACAACTACTGCAACTGGAATGTACCCATCTGGATTTACTTGCACAAGAGGAGTAAATCTAAAGAACGATTATACCAGTACCTTCCAAGTTTTCATTGGATTTACATCCACTGTTTCTACTACAACTGGATACCCAATTGATCCAGGTGAAGATCTATTCTTAGAAGTATCAAATCTAAATAAGATCTTTGCTAGAAGTGCCAGTGGTGGTCAGACGCTATATTACCTAGCAAGATAATATGTCCTCACAGTCATTTCATAAGAGTGATAATGTACCGATTCTCGTTAAGACTCTTGATTCTTACGGAATCAACATTATTAGTTCTTATACTGACTTTGATCTGATCGGAAAAAAACTAAATTCTTCTCCGCTCGTCTATTATTATAGCTCAAACACTAAAGCAATTATAGACTATTCTCAGACGGAATCTGAAGATGATTTGGACTATTTGTCTATTTTTCTTCAGGGTATTACTACAGGTAATACATTTAGCATAACTCAAGGATATTATGTCAAAGAGCAGGATGGTATAACATCAAATGTAAATGGTGTTTATACATTCCAATCATCGGTAAATGACAATCTAATCTTAGCCGATGTAGTTTCTCTATCCGCTTTTAATTCAGCAGAGTATCGTTATGAACGCGACTATTTTGTCGATCCGCCTCAGCTTGATATCAATACCGGATTTACGGGTGATACCGCGTATGTAATAAAGTCCGTAACTAATCAAGGTGATGTAGAATCTCTTGGTCTATACGAAGATGATTTAGTAGAAATCTCATATAGCGGAAATACCGCAAACACGGGAAGATATACCGTAGAGAGAGTAGAAACTAGTTCTGATGGTGAAGAACTTATCTTCGTTAAAAATCCTCTTCTATCTGACAATAGAATTGGTCAATTGACATCAGTAAATGTCTATGTCAGAGGAAATCCCCCAATCGATCTTCTCAGCGTTGATAAAACTAAAAATGGGGCAGCAAAAACATATACAAATGATGGTGTATATCTTGATTGCTTTGAAAACCAAAATGAATTGCAAGGTTACTTAAGAAGATACGGTTATAATCAGACTAATGTTCTAAGCACTTGGGAATACGGTTCCAACTGTGATAACTTCGTATCTGGAAGTGCAAATTCACTTGTTAGCGTTGGTGGTAGTCTAATCTTCAATGATATTTTAGTAGTAAAGACTACTACTTCAAATAGCACGACCGTATTCTCGGTAAATGGCGAATTGCAACCAACGATTTATTTAACAACTGGAAGAACATATAAGTTCGATCAAACTCATAGTTCAAACTTAAATACTGCAAATCCATATCAGATTGTTTTCACCAGAGTAAGAGGAAGCACTGCTGCCGAAAACCTTTTGACTTCTTCGTACAGCACAAATTCGCTACCGGGATACCAGGATTCATACACTATGCTAAAGGTAAATAGCACATTACCAGCAGTATTCTATTATGAATGTCTAAATGCTTCTGGAATGGGTGGATCGGTTGTAGTTACTACAAACAGCACTAGCAGACTGGTTGGAAGTGGTACGGCTGTTCAGGCAAATATTTTAGGTCTACCAATTAGCTTCTGATTATAAAGACAATCTTTTATCCGTCATTGTAATTATAAACTTACGAATCTTATCGATATACCCACGATTTCTAAGTTCTTTGAAAACAAGATTCTCTTGCGTAAATTCCCCACTTCTGGAGATAGCATGTTTTCTCATTTTTTGATATTTTTCTAATAGCTTTTCTGCTACTTTTGTGTCTGTAGTGTTTTCTAAAGCATGATCAATTTGATAAATTGCATCGTCTATTTTTTTCTTTAATAGATCATCGTGCTCAAAATCAAGTTCAAGATTTTCTGGCTTAACTATCCATTTTCCAGTTTTGAGAGAATAAACTCCCTGATTTTCTGGAATCTTAACTTGACCTAATTGAGCATATACTTCTACTTCTGTTCCGTATATTTCAATATCATGGGTCAAAGACCATATCAATTTTTTATCTTTAAAATACTCTTCATCAGAGCAGTTTGGAATTTTCTTTGGATTTAGGATGATATGAATATCTAAATCAGAATCATCCGTATAGTTAAAATTAGCATTTCCGCCAGTAAGAACAATATCTTCGACTGCGCTTGTCGGTACTTCAGCAAATTTTAACCATTCTTTAGAAATCTCAAGAAGTTTCTTACGAACTTCTTCCTTCAAAAAAATATTTACCCAGAACTTTGGATTAAGTTCTGAGTGATATTGAAGGGTCAAAGATTCTCTTAAGAATTTGGTTAAGTATTGCATTAATTGAAACCAATTATAGTGACATTATCGGCAGCAGCACCTGAAATAGAACCGCCCCATTCATAAGAAGTGACTTCAAAAGGAATTCTATACGCTTGCTGTGTTTTTGTTGTTCTAAGCATAACAGAACCATTTAATGTTAATGCTCCATTTCCGGTATTATCACTAATAAAAACCATACAATGCTTATGGGGTTTAGATATTGTCCCGCTTTGACCGAGTTGGAAAGCCAATGATCGTATATCGACCAAAACCTCAGCAGCTTCAAAATGCTGCTCTGGAGCATTATAACTTCTTGCTGGTGCTTTCATTGTGTATTAGTTAAATGTTATTATAGAAGTATTGGCTATTCCTGTCGCTCCATAAAGTCTGGCTGGGATGTAGCAACTATCGTTGGCCGGAACTCTAACATGGGTTGTGTTTAGAACCTGGTCAGGACCTCTAAAATCAAGAGTGAAGCCAGATATTGATCCCGACGCAACTAACATACATGCCTTATGTTTTCCGAATGTAACACCAGTGGCGGAAGCAAAATTGGTTGTTGATACTGCTTTAAAGTTTTCCATATAGCTATTTATATGAAAAAAACCCCCTGCTGGAGCAGAGGGTTTTAAAAATCAACTATTCAGTTGTATTAGATACGGCTCTTTGCCTTTGTGCAGCTATTTGAGCACTGCTCAATACGAGTGTGAAGTTCATCCACATTTCGCCACATATCATTTCGGACGCTGTGAATTTCATTATTGAAAGTCACATTGTCAAATTCCTTTTGGAGTTGGCAAATGTGCTTCTGAAGCGCACGAATTTCACAAATAAGCAGGAAGACCGTCAGGCCAACGAACGACCAGACAATTGGAGCCTTTGCATTATCAAGATGCAGAAGCAGAGCACCGAACGCAGTAAACGCAGCAAGCCAACGCAGACCAAAAACATTAGTATTAATCATTTTTATTCTCCTTTTGAATAATTTTACTTAAAACTGAAACAATTTGGTCAATTTTACGATTCTCCAGAATCATATTGACCTTGATCTTTTCAATCTCATCCTTGAGAACTAGTACGATTTTTCTATCTTCTTCGGTCATAATCATACTTATATCTCCAATGAGTAGGGTGGGGGTCGAACCCACACATCTACCGTTATAAGCGGAAGGTTCTGCCGATTGAACTACCTACCCAATATCAGCACCACATGTGCTGGCGAGTTAGTTCTCGCTTTCCCGTTAGGGCGGAACGATTTGTTCTTTGTCGTTCCCTGTTGCATCATCATTCTACAGATGATGGCTCATCTGTCAAGAAAATTTTACACTTTTGGTTAGTAACATGCCCAGAAGGAGTCAAAACCAAATAATTGCTCTTCTGGCGGTCAGTATCGTCACCAAGGCGATAGTTGACCTGTGTGCCTTTGTGGAGGCTTACGCACTCTAGGGCCTCTGGGGAGGCCAGACGCTCCATGATGGCCTTAGCAGCCACCACAGCCTCTTCTTGGCAGGAGGACATGAGAGGAATATCAATGTGGATTCGGTATGCCATTAGTCGATTAGGAATTTCTTTGTGTTTTCTGCCGAGATCCAATCGGTAGAACCATCTTCATACCGAACGCAATACTCAGTTTCTTCGTAAAGAACACCCTTCTTGTCCTTTGCCCGTGAGGTTTGAGATCCAATCACGGTGCAAGGACGGCTATTTTCCGAATTTACTACTTTTTCTCCGTGCTTATACATTTAAATCTCCAATTCTTGAAAACCTTCGTTGTCAGTGTACCAAATTTCGTCAAAGAAGTCAACACACCATGCCAAACAATGCTTACAAGGCTTAGAATTTCGCAGTTCGTTAAACCGATTCATGCGAAAATTGATCAATTTCAACCTTTTTTCGCCTCTTTTGTAGCATTTTGGCAGCTTATTGAACGCATCTAGCTCAGAATGGACACAATCAATGACATATCCATACTTACGAGCAAGTGGATGTGTCTTGAATTGATTAGTTCCAATCGAAACAAGCTTATTCTTGTGGAATATCAGACTCACATGCTTCTTTTGTCTCTCCATCTGGAGGCAAATCGGCATCGTCTGCGTCAAGATATCGTTCAATTTCACGCTCAATTTGGGAATATTCATGATTAGTCGCCTTTGACCCGACTATCTTCTCATTATAGTATCTCTCAACGAAGAAGTCAATCACTATAGGATAGTGTTTGACAACATTTCTTGCCCTTTGCCGAATTTCTTTCGGCACTTTGGGTGTCTGCTTTGGGTCTAGAAGGCTGTAAATAAATTCTTTACAGCGTTGTAGTGCGTAGATTTCTTCTTCAAGTGTTGACATAAACTCTTCGGACTGGGATTGAACCAGTGACCATCCGCTTAACAGGCGAACGCTCTACCAACTGAGCTACCGAAGAAAGAGGACGACGGGACTTGAACCCGCAACATTGACCTTGGAAGGGTCACACTCTGCCATTGAGTTACATCCTCATTGAAGATCCTAGATTCGAACTAGGACAAACTGAGTCAGAGTCAGTTGTGCTACCGTTACACCAATCTTCAGCATTTGAAGTATTGATTTGCTTCGTCTTTCCAGTCTTGGTCTTTTGCTGGCTCTCTGATTTCAACGCAATCAGTTTTTGCCAAATATGAACCAAATTCTTTCCTTACGACATAATCCATAACTTCATTTAATTTTCTAAATCTAGTATCGTATGTAGTCCACAATGTTATAGTGGTCTTGTATAATGGTTTAGTTCGCATAACATTCCCGATAGGATTCGAACCTACGACCTAGTGCTTAGAAGGCACTTGCTCTAATCCAACTGAGCTACGGGAATATAATTTCAGTTACTAAGCTTCAAACCAGAGCCTAGAATCTTATTTGCTCCTGCTGGGGCAGTAACAAGACCGCTGACTGCTGAAGTGTACTGAGTTTCCATTTCAGGCATCGGATTTAGAGTAAACATAACATGTTCTCCACCAATGTCAATTCCATCTTCCGCCTTGGTGTAAGGCATGTATGGAACGAAGCCAATTCGCCCTTCACCCATTGGGATGAGGATATATGGCTTCTTAATTGTGTAGAAGCCATCATTAGTCTCAACCCTACCGATAAGTTCTTCACCACTAGTTAAACGCAAGATTTGTACATTGCTCATTTTCATTCTCCTTTAGCATTACAGTATACCACTCAGGTTCAGGATTGCAAGTCCATTTTGCGAACTTGCTCTTTTCGCCCACATAGTACTTACGATAAGCAAGTACGGGATCTCCGCGAACCTTGTATTTATCTGGCATAGCCTGAGCAAACTGAGTCAGACCACGCTTGGGTAGTTCTGGAATTTGTACGCTCATAGAATACAAAAGTGGAAACGACTTATGGCACTTGTTGTACCGCCTAGCGTAGATGTGGGAAAGTGCAAGAGCATGTTCCGTGAGCCAGATGTAGTTATCCCTGCTGTATGTGGCCCATAGAGTGCAGGGGTGATTCACGAAACACTTCTTATACAAAGTTTCCTTGTTGATGGAGCTTTCGCTGACATGATGAACCGTAGAAAGCATTTGTGCGCTTTCAAGAATCATCTTAATCACATGCTTGTCGCACATGTAACTAGCGGCCATGAGTGGATCTGAATGAAGAGCAAAAATATTCATAGTTAGTGTCCGAAGACGGTATTATACTGATGATTTACCTGAATGAATCGGGCATTGTTGAAAAATTCATCAAGATTTTTTGCTCCGACATAGGTACAAGCAGAACGAATACCGCCCATGATCTCCGTGACAGTATTCTCTACTGGTCCCTTTGCTTCAACAATTACTCGCTTGCCTTCTGCGGCACGATAGGAGTTTCGTTGATTATAATGTGTCTTCATTGCATGTTCCGATGCCATTCCGTAGAAGGTTGGAACCATAGTATTTGTTTTATAATCAAACTCCCATCCGCCACATTCGTCGTGGCCTGCTAGCATACCGCCTAGCATGACCATCTGTGCGCCAGCAGCGAATGCCTTGGCGACATCACCTGGATGTACGCACCCACCATCCGCGACTATTCCCAACCGATTTGGATTGCTCCGTGCTTCTCTTGCACAGTTCTGGACTGCCGAGAACTGTGGAAACCCTACTCCGGTCATCTTGCGCGTTGTGCAAGCACTTCCGGGGCCGATTCCAACCTTGATAAAGTCCGCGCCTGCTTTGCATAGTAAATTTACTCCTTCTGGTGTTACGACATTTCCTGCAATGATATTTACTCTTTCGCCATACTCTTGGCGAATATTGTACACTAACTGACTGAAATTATCGATGTAACCATTCGCAACATCGATACAAACAAACTTGAACTTATTCTCAGACTTCATGACTTGCCGGAATGTTTGCTGGCTAGTCGTGTCAAGTCCGATAGTTGGAGCAGAGA